TCCATATTTAATTGCTGTATCTTTAAAAGAATAACTTGAAGTACTCCTATATTGTCTGTCATTTATTCGATTGTTTAAAAAAAACTTATTAGCAACTACTCTATACTCTTCATTGATTTTTTTATATTTTAAAACTAACATTCCAACATGATAAAAATAGACAGATGCATCTGAAAATATTGTCTTTTCGCTATAAGAAATCATACTGTCTAAAAAATTGCTTTTGTCTTTTACGTTTCTTCTTATTGCATCAGTATTTTCATAATAATCATCATTATCTTCTAACGAATCGTTGTTAAAGAAGATATTGTTTTTATTTTTTTCTCTAACAAGACTTATTTTTTCTCTATTGATATACATTTTTTTGCTATCAAGAATATTTTTACTAAAAGACTCACCAAAATTTTCAACATTAACACTGAACGTATTGTTATAATTCGTTATCTTGTCTTCGTCTAAAGAAAAATTCTTTTTTAAGTAGTAGTTTTTTTCTCTAAGATTGTTAATAAAAGACATTTGTTGTCTATTAAGTGCCGTATTGTTTAGACTTTTTAAATATTCTAAATTTAAGCTTTCAACATAATTTCTAAGAAATACATTATTTTTATCATATCCTGCCTTATAACTTATTGATACTTCTATTTCTTTTGAATTATAGATATTGCTTTTTTCAATACTATCGTCACCAGTTAAAGTCTCACTTTTTTCATAGAAATTGTAGTTAAATCTGCTCTGTAATGTAATATTGCTATTAAAATTACAAAAATTGTAAAAATTCATTATATAACCTCAATATCTATAAATATGCTATAATTATCTATGGCACTAGAATTAGTAACTTTATAAATATTGTTAGAGCTTAAATAGTCTAAGTCAATATTTTCTAAAATACATGTAATTTTTTCAATAGAACTTAATTGGTAATTTCCAGTAACATTTTGTATATTAGACTCAGTTTGGTCGTTAACGTTACTTTGAACAAGATAGACAAAATCTTCAGGTATTATCTCAAAATTAATATTCATATAATCATTCAAATTTAGCAAATTTTTTAAAAATTCTTTGCTTGATATTTTGTTTATTCCGTCAACTAGCTTTAACATACTATAACTTTTTTCACTTAAATTAACTGTATAGCTTCCGTTGTTATTGTTAGAAAAAATGTTTTCAATGTTATTTTTATCTAACTCAAATAAATCAATAAACTTTTCCTCAGATAAATTTGCTATTTTATTAAATGTACTCTGGCTAATGTCAGGTATTGTATTTTTATTATTTAAATTTAAACTATGCAATGTATACATAATTTTATTAATAACATTACTTTTTATATGACAATCTTCAAGATATCTAAAAATAATTTCTTGATTCGTTTCAGAACTAGATACGTTTTCTGTCAAGTTATTTTCGTTAATCTTGTTATTGATAACAAAATTTAAATACTCATTCGCAAATATACTCTCACGATCATTATAATATTCAAAGTTTTTGTCTTCGCTATGTGATACATTATAATAGCCTAACAAACTATTACTAAGTAAAGAAACTTCTAAAGGATCAAAAATTAAAGGTGAGAATAACAATATTTTTGGTAAAAATATTCTGTCAAGTCTATTATGATCAACAATATTAATTTTTACTTTAATAAAGTTTTCTTTGCTAATAGCGCTGACTTCTTCTAGATTTAAATTAATATTATATAAGTCGCCGTTTAAAACTGAGTTAGAAACTTCTGAGTTTAAAAGTGACTCATAGTTGTGATTTTCGATTCTGTTTAATGTTTGAAGAAAGTTATTTCCGTTAAAAAAATCTCTTGCAGTTGTTGAGTTAAAAATATTTTCTAAAAACAAGCTAGATAACATTTCATTATAACTCAAGTTTTCATACATTTTATTTAAGTAAAAAGTATTAAATAAGTTACTTGAAAGCTTTCTAGTATCAATATTGCTTATTTGCAAAAACAAATTATTTATTTCACTTGAATTAATTTCTGAAATATTATATTTGTAAAAATTAAGTATAAACTTAATGATATCAAAGTTTATCGCTTGATAAACATCTGAGTTCATTAGAATTGTCGATATATTCTCTATTTGATTTACAGCTTTGCTTTTTTCGCTATCTATATTATCAATTAAAGGTTTAATGTTTTCATAACTGCTTAAATTATCTTTAATCCTGGTAAGGTCTCTAAACATCTCGTTAATTGAATTTTCGCTTAAAACATTAACAAGATGGTCTTTTGTTTTCAGAGAATTATTTTTTGATTCTAAGAAAGCATTTCTTATGCTTTTAGGTGCTCTTTCTTTTTTACTATTAATGCTATTTGTAGGAATTAAACCAAAAATACTATATTCTGTTTGAGCAACATCAACATTGTCTGCAAAAGCTAAGTCGTAAGATAAAAATTTAATTGCAGTTTCATGATGTAATTTTTTAACATAATAGTCATAAAATTTTGCGTATATTTCTATAGCTTCGTAAGAAAGATCTAAAATTTGTTTATTGTCATCTAAAAACTTTTCAACATCTTCATAACTTTCAAATTTTTCTTCAACAATATCCTTTTTAACAATTTTCATTAAATCAAAAATTACTTCTATTATTTTTGAAAAAACATAATCTTCAGATTTAAATTGAAAATCATTATCAATTATTCTATCAAAAAAGTCTACAAATTCTTTATTGTTTCTACTGTTTACCTTAAATTTGCCTGTATAAATAAACTTGCTAATTTTTGTATGTTTTTCTAAGTTTTCTATTTCTAGATCATTTTGAAAAGTTATTTGATTTCTATCATATCTTTCAACTTCAATTTTATTTTCTAAAGCTTTGACTCCTGTTTTTTGCTGCTCATTTATAAACTTTTTATTTTTTGTATAAAATAAAGGCAAAAAACTGCTTAATGAATCAAAAGTTATACTAAATTTATTTTCTTGAAGTGTTTCTCTAATAATGTTCCTGAAAGTAGAATATGTTTCTATCTCATGAATACTAATTTTGCTTATGTTATTTTCTACATTTACTTTGTTAACAAAAGCAGATTGAATGTCTAGTGAAACTTTAATATTGTCAACTTTTTTGTAATTAAACTGTGATGATATTCTGTCAAAGTTTTCTTGAGAAAATACACTGTTACTTATTTTTTTATAGTCTTCATTTGTATCTTCTAAGTCACTAAAGTAAGAAGAAATTTGATTTCTTTTATTTTCAGGAAAGTTTGTAACTTCACTTCCAACAATATCTTCTTCATAGTCATTTAATTTTAAACTTTCAACATCAAAATTAAATCTTGAAGTATTTTTTATAGTAGAACTACAGTTTGCAAATTTTGTAATTGCTTTTTCTACAAATCTTTTAATAATAACATCTTTAACGTCTTTGTTACTAGAATTTAAAAAATAGCTTAAATACAAATATTGATTTAGTACTTTTTCTGAAAAAAGAACATCATCATTTGCTAATACAGACTCTCCAGTAATATCTTCTAATATGTTTCTTAGAAAGCCTGAAGACGTTTTAAAATACTTGCCTAAGTAATAATTTTTAATTAAGCTATTTAATTTATTATTTTCTAATTCAACATCACTGTTTTCAACTTCATCATACACTTTTTCAACAAGACTTTGAAGATTAGTAAAATTATTTTCTTTAGTGACAAGAGAGAAATTAGAATAAAACGTGTCATCTACTTTAGTTGATATTATTTTTTGAAGATTTTCATCGTTTTTTGCAAGTTGAATATTGCTAACATCTGAAGACGTATAAGCTACGATTTTTGAGTTTGTTTTTTTATTCTTGATATTTGTTAGTATTTCTTTAAAGGTGCTTAAGTCAACATTTTTATCTTTTAAAGAAGCGTTTTTTATTTTTTTAACTAAAGCATCAATTTTAATTGAATAGTCAACAACATTTTCACAAAAACTAAAATTTCTATCAAAGTTTTTAACTTCGACAGAGTTTTCTTTACCTAACATTTTATTAGAAGTTGTAGGTTGAGAAGGTATTACTGTTCTTGTACTTAACTCATTATTAATGTAAATCATTCCAATATTTTTTGACAAATTTCTATTTAAAGCTTGCAATGCAATGCAATTTGTCATATTTAAGTTATTACCATCTTCGTTTTGATTTATTGCAGAGTCAATTTTATTTCTTAAATAAAACTCCTGGTTATTATTGTCAAAAGCAAACAAAACATCAGCAAACAAATCTCTTGAAAGTTCAAAGTCAGTACTATAAATATTGCTATCATTTAAAAAAGATTGATTTATTAAATACCTGTTAAACTCAAAGTAACCTAATGAAGATATATTGTTAAGATTAACATCTCTAATATTTTTCAGTCCTCTATCAATTTGCTCAATTGCATCTTTGTAAACAACGTCAAAATTATTAAAGTTTATACTAGTAACATTATTTTCAAAGTTATAACTAGAATTTGCTCTATAAAACTTACTGTATATAGGCGTTAGTCTTTTCGCATTAACTTTTAGTATATTTTCATAGTTAAATGTAGCTCTATTTGAAAAGCTAGATATATCAATTTTGCCACCTAAATTTTGCCAACCAATAACTGGATATGACTCAGCAAAAATTTCTTTTGTATCTATTTCTTGCAGTTTAAAGTTAATATTATCAAAAACAAAGTCACCTTCTGAAATGTAATTAAAGTAATTAATATCACTTGAATCAACAGTTTCACAAATATTATTGTCTTGTCCGTCTAAACTGACAAAATTATTATTATCTATTTTTAGATATTTTGAAACAATACCGGTTGATAGTGTTGATAAACTTTGAGCTAAATTTAAAAAATTTTGACAAACAAAAGTTTCAACATTAAAATTGCTACTTATAACATTATTTTGTCTAACGTCATAATAAAACAAGTCCTTTATTTTATTGTTAACAAGACTATAGTCGACAAAATCAAAATAGTTTATTTGATCTTTATTGAAATAACTATCTTCGACGTAACCAGGAAAACTTTGATCGCTATTTATTATGTTTTTTATTATGTAATTTGAAAACTTTCCAAAATACTTACTAGACTTGTTTAGAAAAAATATATTGTAAAACTCTTTTACTAAGCTTTTGTTATTAAAGTAGTTTTGTAAATAATCAATGTTTTCTGTAATAATGCTTATGTTTTGTTTAATTTGATTGATGTTTAACTGGCATTCTTCTAAAAAACTTTCTTTTGAGTCGTCGCTATTGAAGAGGTTTGTTAAAAGAATATTTGCGTCACTATATACATTGTTATTTGCTTCTATCTTATAATTGCATATGTTTTCAACATCGATTTGACTAAAAATACTAAACTTATTTGAATTAACGCCTAATGTAACACTAAAAAGCCCGGTGTCTCCTGAAAAGCCTGCATCATTTATTGATTGATTTATTATTGAGATATCATTGTTTTGAGACATAAAGTCACCTTTAAATTGTAATGTTTCTAATGTTATTTATTCTAACTTCAGAGTTTTGCAAGTTAATTCGTGGTATTATATTATGCAAGTTGAAGCAATAATAATCTTCATTTATTTTCATTGAAATTGAAAATCTTACGTAAAAGTCTTTTAATGTTGTGCAATCATTTTGAGTGCAGAAGTCAAACATATCTCTAAAAGTAGACGTGTTTATTAAGTCATTTTCATTGTCGACAAAAGATTTCAAGATTATTTTGTTGCTTTGTGATTCTACTTGCATACTACTTTTATTAAGTGGGATATTAAATCCTTTAAAGAATTTTTTGTTAATTCTACTCATATATGTACTATTTTGTGTAATACAAATATCACTATCCCCAATAGAAGTAAAATAATAACCGGTATTAGTAAAGTCTAGGTCGTTTGCTTGTATCACTAAAGGGTGAATAGCATACTTCATAAATATTTCAGCGTCTTCTATTTCTGAAATTGAATGTCTTATTTTTAATGGTGTTATGTCAAAAACAAAAGTTAAATTATTTAAACTAGAGTTTTTTATAAACTTAATAGTTTGTGGCTCATTAACATTATTATCTCTAAAATCACTTATTGCGTAAGACAAGCCGACATCTTTTATAGAAATAAGATTGCTTGTATTGCTAAAATTAAAATATTCTTCTTGAAAGTCTTGAAAGTGATAATTTTTAATATTTTCTGAAAAATTGTCGTAATTATTTTCAATTTCTGGAACAGATTCTACAAAACTATTTTTACTAATTACATTGACACTATTAAATATTTCATTTTTTTGTATGTACAAATCAGAACTTAAATATCGCCACAGCGGGTAAAATGTTCTAGCAAATGATGCAGTGATATTATTAATTTTTGATTTTTCAATTACAAGATTTACATCTCCGCTATTTTCGCTGTTAAAAAAATATGTACTTTTAAATCTATTGAATGTATTCCAGTTTAACGAGCTATTACTATCATAAAACATATTTAAAAATTGTATGTTAACATTTTTTTGTGTGTCTTCGTTTGTAAAATCACCAAAAATAATGTTATTATTGCTATCTATTCCATAACCTTGAAATTGTTTAATTAATTTAGGAATTGGTATTATTGAAATTTTAATCGTTTTAACAATTGAAATATTTGTATTTTCAATAAAATTCTTGACAAAAACTATATTGTTTTTTCTTTCTTCAAGGCTTTGATTTAAAATTGACTTTATTGTTGTAAGTGTTCTATTGTTTGGACTTAAGCTTTTTATTAACTGAGAAAACTTAAAGTTTATCTTGTTTAATATTTCGTTATTAAAAAATACTTTATTGCTATTTTCATCTAAATCTTGAATATTCAGTATTTCTTCACCGTAAAAATAATCTTTGAACTTAAATTCTGTGTCATTAATACCATCTATTCTTTCTTCAACTTGAATTTTAAAAACGCTCGATGACAAAAAGTCTTTAATATCTCCTCTAACATTACTAAATTCACCATCAAGAATTTCACCAGACTTTAAATATCCTAAATTATACGCAACGTTATTTAAACTTTCTAAGTTAATAATTTGCATAGAATTGTATTTATTAATAACAGTATCATCGTTTACGTTTAACAGCTCAGGCTCTCTATCATCAATAAGGATGTTTCTTTGGACTATTTTGTTTATATCACTATAGACGTTTGATATACTTTGTCTATTTAAAGATGTATCTGATTTAACTAACTTAACAAAATCTTCAGAAAGTTTACTTTTAATTTCTAATGTTATTGTTGAAAATATTTTTCTTTGATCATTTCTAAAATACAGCCTTAAAGAATTTGATTCAATATCAAAAATATCAAACAGCGTTTTTCTATAAAGGCTTATGTAAGAATTTAAATTTAAACTATCATCTGTGTATAGATTATCAATAATAGAAATGTCGTTTTGAAAAACATTGCTTATGTAAAAGTTTTTAAGAATATTACTGGAAAATGAATTGCTATTTGCTGCTAAAAAAAAGTTTGCTGACTCGCTCAATAGCTTTTGCTCTACAGTAAGATTTAGACTATTAAATGATCTTTGATTAAAAGAGCTTGCAATACTTTTTACGCAGCTATTTATAAAATTACTGTTTTTTCTAAAATTAAAAGTTTTATTATAGTTTTTATTTAAGCTTTGATCGTCAAAATTTATTGTACAGTTTAAATTAAACCTAAAAATCTTCCTATCAGCCATATAGTCACTTGCCATTTCTTCAAAGAAACCGTCAGAATTGTCTAAAATAATTCTTGATGATAAGTCTTCTAAAGAAATATTAGTAGTCAATACTTTGCTAGCATTTTTTCCAACATATTGCAAGTTAAAGTTTACTGAACCTGAAGCTATATTTAAATCAACTTGACTACTTGTAGTTATCTGTATTGAAACTCTTTGATCTAAAATATTACGTATAGGAAATACTAAAGATAAACTTTCTTCAAAGTCTTTAAAATAAAAAAGATCTACAAAGTAGCTAAAGTCATAAATTTTTCTATTTTCAAAAACTTCGCTTAAAAAGTTAACGCTAGAAAACATTATAATATCTGTATCGTAAACAATACTGTTATTTTTAATGCAGAAAATTCTAAAACATTTAAAATTACCGTTAAGCATTTCTTTTGACTGTGTATTAGAAAAAGCTATTTTATATATTTTTTGGTCATTAATTCTTTCTACTAAGTCATGGTCAAAATTTATATCGTAAGAGTTTGTGACTATGTTTTTGTCAAAATAAAAATTATTGCTTACATTTTTTTGAAAATTTGTTAAAGAGTCACTGATATTAGTTTGACTAAAACTTTTAAAGTCAGCAGTCGAAGTTGAAATTTTACTATCAAACTCTTCAGCAAAAGTCTCTTGATTGTAAAGTACGACCTGAAATTTGTCAAAAGTTTTGTTGTCCAAAAATACAGCACTATTTAAGACTACAGGAAAAAAGAATGAAAACAAATCTCTACTATTTTGTACATCTCTTTTTGGTAAAACAGCAGAAACTTGTGTTGAACCTTCTAACAATACACTCTTTATAATTTCTTTTTTAAACATTTTATATCACTCTACAACAACAGTAAACATGCAAACAAAAGAATAATAAGCAGAAACTGCAAAGTTTTTGTTTGAAGTATTTTTTTGTATAACACCGTTATCAAAATTATAAATACTATCTAAATCACCACCTTCAGAACGTGTATTTATTAGCTTTCCTATAAGAAAAACTTGTTTTGAAGTATTATTCTCATTAAAATATTTACCTAAATCAATAATTGAAAGTTTTTCAATTTTGTCACTACTTTCGTTAGTTTCGTACATATTAAATATAAAACTGTCAAAGTCAGATTTGTCTTTAATAATATACTCTTTTTTTAAAACCATGTTTTCTTTTATATCTAAACTCTTTAAAGCTTCATTTATTAAGTCATTTTTGTTTTTAATCTTGGTATAATCAACAATTTTAGAATTTTTAAATATATGATCAATAGTGTTTTTGTCATCTGTACTATTATCTTCATAAATCGGGTTTTTATTTTCATTTAAAGGAATTAGTTTTTTAAAGTTTGTTTTATGCCTAAATCTTTTATCTTTTACTATTGTTTTAATTTTGTCATGAGTTACAGAAGGACTTTTAATTGTTAAGTAGTTTTTAACAAAATCATTATTGTAAAACTCAAAATCAGAACTTTCGTAACTTCTTTCAACAAAATCTAGTCCTGAGCCCTGTACGTAATTTTTATTTCCAATAATTTTTAAGTTTTTTAAGCTAGTTCCAATGCAATTTTCTTGGACAAACAAGTCAGAAGCACTCTTAAATGTTATAGAATCATCTTCTGTTAAATTTGTTTCTCTTTCTAATATATTACTATCTGAGTAAGAAAAAGAACTATCTAGGTCAAATTCGTTGTTTATGCTTGATAACGTTTTTGTATCTACCTCAAACAAAATAAACCCGTCAGATTTTACTACTTCTGATCTATTTGCATATGACTTCTCAAAATCTTTTTCGTACAAAATCGAACTATCACTTAAGCTCGCATATTCAATTCTAATGTCACCGTTTGCAATTTGCTTACGACCATCTTCAGTTATTTTATAATCAAGTAAAGATGTTTTTCGATCTAAAATTCCAGACATTTACACTTCCTTTATAAAATAAATATTAAAACACATATTCTGCATCGTAATTTACATTGTTTTCGTTTAACTGTGACAATTGATTATCCTTATTTTCTATATATGGAAAATTACTTTGTGCATACAAATTTTTATTAAAGCTCTGTGTGATATTTAAAGTTTCACTTTCATCAGCAGCCTGGTAATATGAGTTATAAAACTTCTTTTCAATAGTGTATTTTACATTTAAAGACCTAACATTTGACTCTAAAGTAACATGATTTTGTGTATATTTTATATGATCACTAAATTGTCCGTATCTATAAGTTTCAAAATAAGTTGATTCTTCTAAGCTAGTACTTGCTTGAACTCCGTAAATATATCCTTTTTTTCCTCTAAAAGGAAAATTATTGTAATTGTCACCGTATACATAAACAAGATCATTTATGTTTTTATCTTTTATACTTTCTTCTCCCCACGGTGCGTATATTTTTGGATCTCGATCGTTTTCGTCTTCTCTATCTAAGTTCTGATACTGATTTGGATTACTCCAATTAAATCGGTTTGAAGAATTAATTATAAATTTTCTTGCATGGTTACGGAGACCGCCACCGTATAACCAGTTAAGATCTTCAGTGTAGTCTACACTACCAGGAATATATAAATCAGACAAATCTATTTCATAAAAAGGAACCATACTTTCTAAAACCGTAAAATTATCTAAAAAGCTTTTTAATATATTGGGTTCATATATTCTTAAATAACCAGATCTAGGTAGAATAATTGTTGTATTTTCATATGTAGGTTTAAAATTTGAATTAAAGCTTTTTTCATCAATTATGCTTAATATTTTCATGTAGCTAAAGTTTATACCATTGTGAAGATTAGATATAATTTTAAAAATAAATGTATATGGCGTTTTTGTTGCTTGCAAAACGCTGTCGTTTCTGCTTTTTACATAATATCCAGGCGAAGAATATATAAATTCATGATTTATTAAAGAAGATGACCTATCAGAATGACTATTAAGGTCTGCGTAAACATTCTCTCTTTCATCAAAGTCATTTTGAAGTATTTTCTTATCAATAAAGTGATGATAATAATTTTTAATTCTTGAATCTAAGTTTGAAAATTGTCTTTTTGACGGATCATCAAACTGATTTTTATATATTGGGGTACTTTCTTTTATTCTTAGTTCGTACTCTGTTTCATAAAACTTGACTGAAAAATTAGATGTCAATCCAACAATAATATTTTCATAATAATTATTGTCACTTGAGTTTTGTGTGGGCGCGCTTCCGTTAACAATGTTGCTTCCTTCTTGTTTTATTCCTGAAAATATTGGTGAGTTTCTATGCTGCTGCCCATAATTATAATACTCAGTAAAGTCAGTTAAGTTATCAAAGTAGTCTGCTGGGTAATTAGCATAAAACGCAGCGCCAACAGTCGTAAAATTATCAGCAAATTCAATAATTTCAGTTACTAATCGTGTTATAAAGCTATTTTCATTAAGGTCGCTAGTATAATATTTTTCCTTAACAAGAGATCTATCTGTCGTTCTGTCAATTACTTGACCGCTACCTGTTCCTGCTCCTGTGGCAATAAATTCTGTAAGTACTGCATTGTCTGGCGAACCTATTTCCGTAAAATCTGTATCTCCTGGTATATATATTTCGTACTTTCTTCCATTAATAGTAGATGTTACATCTATAATATTCTCAACGTAGTAGTCTGCAACATAATCTTTCATTTCAAAAAAATCAAGTTTTGTAATTAAAAATTCTTCTCCATCTGTATTTTTAAAATAAGTAAACTCTTTTGTAAAAGATATATTTTCATCATAATCAATATCATTATCAGAAACATAAGCAGAAAAAGATCTTAAAGTCAAAGGAAAACTATGCCGAGAAAAAGTACCTTCTAAATCATATGTTAAATCATTAGTAGCAGATTGACTATTTGTTACCTCATGCAAAGCAAAATTATTTAAATTTTTGAGATCTTCTATTAACTCTGTCACATCGCCAGTATTATGCATAACTAGATAATAATTAAATCCTATCAGACTTCTTTGAATTGAAATCTGTGCTTCCTTTGCATTGTCTTCTAGCACATTATGTTTAATTTTATAATTAAAGTCGCTAGGCATGAATCCATAAGTAATACCATCCCCTCCAATCGTCCTGGGGCTTAAATAACTTGCTGCCTTTGATGAATTAACAGCATTAGGCGCTGGTAGTGAATAATATCTTAAATATGATCCACCCGCGCGGTCCAATATATTTATGCCAAGTCCTGGCGTTTCAAAGACATTAAAATAGTCTGGTTCGTCTGGGTGACCTTCTTCTTCAAAATATCTAATAGAGTACTTAAATTTTCTTACTTCGCTAATTTCATAATTTATTAAATTACCAAAAGTGTCAAGTATATTTGTAAAAGAAACATTGTTGTTGAGTGAGTTTACTAACTTTGTAGATAAAAGTCTGTGATTCATAAAATCTGATCTTTTAGGTGAACCTTCTTTAAATTTTTCAAAAACATAATCACCATATACATCATCATAAAACAAATTTTTTGCTATAGTGTTAGCTGTAAGATCATTCGATAAAGAATTTTTTGAAAATCTGTTTGATAAAATTAAGTTGCCTCTTAAAAATGTTGAATCTGAAGGATCTATAAAAAAATTATTAAAGGTTTTACCTAATAAAGACAAATAATCAATAAGGTTTGGCATATTAGAATCAAATATAAAGTTTTTAGCATTAACATTTTGACTCAATACTTTTTCTTTAAAACCTTTAAAAAATGTTTTCTGGAGATTGTTTTCTTTTAAATTTGTATAAGCATCATCGTTTGTTGATGTTTCAATGCTAGGTGTTATAACTTTCCTAATAGACTTTGAAAAGTCTGTATTTTTTATGTCATGAACTTCTTTGCCAATAAATGTAATTTCAATATTGTCGTATAGTTCTACCATTGTTGAAATAAGGTTACCATTACCATAACTGCTAACGCCAAATATTAGTTCATCATCAGGTTTCAAAAGATAATTGTAAGTATTTATTTTGCTTTTTTGATTTTCATCAAATATTATTTGATTGACATCATTTTTATATTGACTAGTTATATTATTTGATATGTTTTTAGAATTAAAAATTCTTGAGCTGATTTGTTTTTCACATTTTCCTTCAAGAATAGATGTATTGCTGCTGTCGTTTATGTCAAAATAAAAAGACTCTGAGTTATAAAATTCATTTTCAGATCTTTTTAAGTCGAGTTCAAGTGTAATGTCTTGTGATTGACTAGATCTTTCTATAATCTTGTCAATATTCAAGTCATTTTCAATAATTTCAAGCTCTTCAGGTATTAAATTGTCACCAACAAACATTACATTTGACAAAGTAACAATATCTCTGTACGAAAACTCGCTTGAAGAAACATTAGAAATAGGATTAATGCTATAGACATTATCATAGTCACTACTTGTATATCTTGCTGGACTATCTGTTAATTTAATCTGCATGTCTTGGTTTTCGACACCGTTTTCATCTAATAAACCACTATTTATATAATAAAACTTACTCTGTTTGTTTCCGAGAAAATCAATTTGATTAGTTGTTTTACCTTCCCAACCATATACTGCAGAATTGTTACCTAAAGAATCAAATTGAACTATTGTTAAAGGAAGACTATACTCAGAAGTTTTTGTGGCTAGCTGATATACTTTCCAATTACTACTTTGATGACCAGGAAAGTATGGTGTAGGTCTATAAGCTGTACTTAAAGTATCAACTGAAAATAAATTTGTAACTTGTTGTGGATAAAACGCATCGATACCCAACAATCTATCACTATCAGCTTCTAAAAAATAGTTAATATCGTTAATTTTAGTATTGTTTTTTCCTTTAAAATCTTTGTTGTTTCTAAGAAAGAAAAAACTTAGACCGTGATAGACACTACTTTCGTCGTAGCCTTTTACACCTGCCATTGAGTCTGGGTTTACTTTTAAAGATGACTTTGCTTTAAATTTAATTACTAGCTTTTCTAACATAAAGTCTGACGTTATGTAATCAGACATTTTTAGTAATTGATTGTTGCTTGGATTCCATTTGTATGCATTAGGAAATCCACACGAGTTGGAAGTCTGCATTAAGTTTGATGCATTATTTGAATTTCTACCATAATTAATTCCTCTAAAAGAAGGAGAAGTTACGTAATTCCTAATATTACTATGATCAGTTATGTAATCATTTATATTAAACTGTACACCAAAATTAGTCAATGCACTTATACTGTACTCAGAAGGAATTGGTAATATGTTAACATAATTTCCAGTGTTATAAAAGCCACTATCTCCCGGGTATTTTTCAAGAACATTTAAATACTCCCATCTATTATTGCTAAAGTTCCAATAAGCAGTATTTTGTGAGTATCTAGTTACAGTTTGATTATCTAACTCTAAGTAGTTATCCTCAACTTTTGTGTTTGCTGTATCAATTAACAATGCGTTAGCACTTTGACTAAAGTCAATATCCAATTTAATCTGTTTGCTGTTTTTAATATGATACGAGTTGTTATTTATATTTGTATTTTGCCAGCTGCTGTCGTTAAATTCGATTATTTTATCTACTTCGCTATAAGGCTCATAATCTTCGTATATATTTTGTTTTTCTAAAAATATATCTAAGTTTTTGCTTTTAAGCTCGCTATCTTTTAAAGAAGATAGCATTTCTGTACCGGATACAAAGTCACTAAATTTGTTTGGATATGAAAATATTGATGTATTACTAATTTTTCTTTGAGGATATTGACTGGTATTAAAATGTGTAAACTGATCGTCCCACTCAGTTCCACTCCAAAACGACTTATTTTGAACAATTACACCATCGTTAATTACAACTTCTCTATTTGGAAATGTAGAGTTTAAAGGATAATAAGGAATTCCTAGTCTAGGATTTATTTTTTGTTGTGTAAATTCAAAAACAGTTGAATCATCAAATGCAAAATCAATATTATTTAGTTTTTTGCCTGTCAAATATTGATTTATAGGAAGTGTTCCTATTTCAAAAGACTTTTCATCAAGTGACTTTTTAACAGCATTTGATAAGTTTCCTGATTTTTCGTGATACTCTAAACTTAATATAGTAACGCCACCTTCAAAATTTATAGTTTGAATCTCATCAGTTAAAATGCCGTAAAAATCACCTTCAGTGTTTACACCAGTATCAAAGCCTCTAAAAATAGCAGTATTACCAGCTTCACCTTTTATATCTTGCGTTAACTGTATTGAGGATGGCGTTAGTTTAACAGCTGTAATGTCTAATTCATTAATATAATTTATTGCTCTAACTGTGTTATCTACTAATTGTTCGACAGCACTAACAACTGTAGCTGAGTCTGAACTTGATAAGTTTTCTATTCCGTCATATATATGTACTGGCGCACCTGTCTGATAGTACTCAAATTTAACATTACTTCCAGGTGACTCAAAACCATACCCGAAAAAGTTTTCTTCTTGCCATTCTGTATAAGGCTGATTTATGTCGTTATTTAAATATCTAGGTTGCAAGTCATCGTCTGCTGAAAAGTAACCTGCACTTGAGGGGTTATTGTTTTGTGCTAATCTGTGCCAATAAACAAATCTAACTCTTGTACCTTTGCCATCTTCAAGTACAAACGAATAACCTCCTGCACCAAACCATGTTTGTTGTGTTAAAGTGCTAAAAATTAGTGTTCCTGTTGCCGCAATCGAATTATCAGCATAAACTTTAGGTTTTGATCTTCTAACTTTTGGCATTACTCGGTTACTCCCAAATATATAATTGAATTTGGCGTTTTGCTAGAGTATTCATCTCTTTGCGCACCAAAATTGTTATAAATATAATTTTTCTTACTATAGGTTGTATCATCTTTAAAAATATTTAAATTTTCAAAGTCAGTTTCAAAAAACGGTATAGAACTCATTTTATCTTCATTATAATAAAGTATATTATTTGATAAAATAGTCTTTATGCTACTCTGACTTGTATTTAGTACAATTTTGTTAATATTGTTAACACTTTGATTTTCAAATTTGTAGTCAACTGTTATCGGAGTTTTTCTTACAACGCTTGAACCTAGTTCTACGTATTCTTCATCATTAAATGCTTCAAGACAATAATTTTCTTCAATAACTTCTTTGTTGTTTAATAAGTTTTTATCTATCTTAACATTTTTAGTAAAGTTATAACTACGATCAGGTATAAATTCTTGATGACTTTTAATTTTATTGCATCTATTTCTTGCATCTATACTGTTATAAATTAAATGTCCTTTTATTCCAAGTAAAGATTGTTCAGTTGTTATTTTTCCTTCTAGGATTGTAATTGTATCAAAAGGATTTATTGTAGTGCTTAAAGAATTGATTTCTTTTTCATTAAATGTAAATGGGTAGTCAACTTCTGAAGGTTTTTTAAAATAAAAGTCTGCTGAATATTTCGTCAATGCATCATCAAAAAATATGTCTTCTTCATAGTCTAAATTATCTATACCTAAAGTTTTGTTGTAAATTCTTGGATTATTTGAAAATATTTTTGTAATAGACTTATTTTCTTCAAAAGGCTTAAAGTCTAATTCGTGTCTAACTATTTTGTAGCTATTTTCACGTTCAGGTTCTATGTAAATACTAACATTACTAGGCGCACTAACTCTTATGCCACCTACTTTATTGCTATCTCTTTGAAATACTGCAACATTACTTTGTGTTAAATAAAGATAATTTTCTGCTGTACTAGAAACACTTACAAAAAACTTTTTATTTGGATTTAAAATTTTATTTTTAAGTATAGCTTTTTTTATTTCTCTAGCATAAGTTGTATAACTTTTATTCTGTATTCCTAAAATAATTCTGCCATATTGGTCAGTAGTACCATCATTTGTAGAGATAGCAGTTTTGAATATAATAGTAACTTTGTTTTTCATAAAATCTGTTATCTGTATAACATCGTTATCTGAAAAAGTAACATTGTCAGCAAAATTTAAATACACAGTTGACTTTGAATACAGGTTAGGAATATATGTTTTATAATCGTAAAAACTACTATTTAATAAGTCGTTATTTCCTCTTTTAGAGTTAATACCAGGATATATTGTACAATCAATATGTCCATCTATAAAAATATTTTCTTTTAAAGACAATATTTGCTTTTCATGATAAGTTGACTCGTCTTTGTTTGTTTGCTGATATACTATTTTTTTATTGTCAAAAAAGCATATTTTTTTATTTGCTTTTAATATCATTACTACCTCAATTCATTTGTCTATTATTATTATATCTACTATCTCTAAACACAGACTTAAAGTCTCTTGAAAAAGACTTGGCAGTATCTTTATCACATATGCTTAATCTTGAATCTCCGTTTTTATGCTGGTATTTGCTTCTTTCTAATATATGTGATTCATAAACAAAATTAAATCCTTTAAAACTAGTTTTGCTTGGAACTATATTGTAGAGTAAGGTAGTCATTAAACTATCTAAATATCTAAAGACATTTAGTAAAGAACTGTAGTTAATTTGAGTATCGTCACTTAACCTAGAAAAATACATATTTTTAAGGTTTTTTAAACTATTATAATCATATTCGTATAAAGCACTTCCGTTTAATACATCACTAAAATCATCTAAACTTGTCAAGAGTCTGTTAATGTCATTATTTATATTTTTTGCTATTGAAAAGTCAACTGAAAGTTTGTTGTTTTTTTCATAATCAAAATCTTTATTGACTGAAAATGATGGAAACTCATTGTAATTGTTTGCTAATATTTTTTTGTTAGTATCTTCATAACTTATAATATTTACTCTGTTGTCAATTATATTATTGCTTAAATCAAAGTTTTTATTATAAACAAATGTTTCTTTATACAATAGTTTATCCTTTAAGTCTTCGATCAACAAATTTTCAGTAGCAAAATAACATTCGTTAAAATATCCATTTACATTTTCTATTCTTGATATTGATTGATTTTGTATGCTTATTTTTCTAAGATTGTTACCTACAAGTATTGTTTCAATGTCACTTGTACTTTTTAAAATAAAATCATTTACTAAGTACGTTTTATTAATTTCTGATTCACTAATATTAAAAATATTTTTTGAGTGATTTTTGACTTCTGGAATTGATAAATTTTTTGACCATGTTCTTACACAAGAAATATTACCTTCAAACTTAGTATTATCTAGTGCAAATAACTGTGAAGTAGTATTGTCATAAAAGTATTCTCCTGTTCTTAACGACAATAAAGACTCGTTTGACGACAAATTTGAAGCATCAACAGCAGTAATATTTATTGAAACTGTATCACTCATTAAACTATCAGCAATATGATTTTCATTAGCTTTTGCATAATAAACTGTATATTCTAGTACATTACTTGAAGATAAACTTTGTGTTAAACAAATATAATTTTCTCTTGACAAAATATCTATATTTTCTATTGTCAAACTCTTGTTGTATCTATATGAATTATGAACAGGTTTAATATCAATATTAAGTGTATAAAGATTACTTTCTTCATTTTGTTTATAGAAGTAACAATTTATAACTGGACTTTTGTCAATATCAACTCTAAATAAGTTTTGTATATTATTAAATTTTATTTGTTGTGATTCAACATTTTTTTCATAGTCAAAAAAATATTCAATAGAAAAGTTATTTCCTAAACCATCTTTAGCGTTTTGACTTTGCACAATAAAATTATTTTGACTTAAAATATCATTACTATTTTTAATATTTTGTATTTCTAAAAATACTTTAGTTTTGTCAAATATAGAAGTAGTTTGGTCTCCAAAATCAGATTCAATATCAATTAAATCAGTCCCAAAAAAAGACATTTTATTAATTGCTTTTTTACTTCTAGAAAACTTATTGTCAAAGTTAGTTAAATCATTATTAGAAGTATGTTCTCTAATAGATAAGTTTTCTAAGTTGTCAACCCCTAATAAAGAAAAAATTTGATCGATTGAGTTTATTGTACCTTTTGAGGAAAGCATACTTTTTGAATTTATAAGAATTTTATACCATATTTGATTTTGTATTTTTCTTATTGAAATATCATTAACAATATCTTCAAAATTTAGAGCTTCGTCATTAAGCTTTCTTTTTGTAATAGACCCAAAAATTTCAGCAAAGTTTAATCCATAAAGTTTACAAATTAAAGGTATTTTTACACCAAGGATTTTATCTTCATTAATAGCATCATAATCGACATCAACTATGCTTGAAACAGAGTCTATATAAAGCTTGAGCTGATCAAAAAATTTTGCCCATATTAAAACTATGTTAACCAAGTGATTATTTGCAGGCTGATAATTTTCAATTGTATCAGTACTACTTTTTAAATAATCTGTATTGCTAAACACAGGTAGCTGCTGTGCGTCTGCTGACTCTAAAAAATAGTGTTTTGGCATAAGTTTAAAAATTAAATTTGAGTTTGTCTCATCATAAGCTTCTGCACTTTGCATTAATTCGCTATGTAAACTTACTAATTCTGGAAATTTAGAATTTCTAACAGGCGACAATAAATCTTTTTCGAGCTTAAGAGGCGTATTAGTATCTATTTTATTAGATGTTGTATCAAAAATTAAATTATCCTGCAAATCAAATAGTACACCATGTAATTTATTTCCTGAATAGTCTAGACATATGCAAGAATTAGTATAATCACCTCCTGGCTCGTTAAACTTTAAGTAGCAAATCAAACCGTTTTGAGCAAAAATACTACTATGCATTTCATTTTTAACTTGTTTTACGCTTCTTATCTTGTTAAAGTACCTAAAGTCATCTATACTTCCTTTAAAGTTTGTCAAAACATAATTAGCGTCAGTATTTATAGAAAGATTTTCGCTCGAGCCTAATACCAGTCTTGTGTTAACTGTTGTTAAAGAATTATCAAATTCTTCGCTAGGTAAAGTACTAGATGACTCGTAGCTTGCGTTAATATTGTTGCCATTAATAAAAAATGATATATTTCTTTTATTGTCTATGCTGGTTACATTAATTGTTATATTTTGAAATTCATCAAGACTAATTTTAACTTTTTTGCTTAAAAATCTACCATTGTTTATCATTGTAAAATTTAAATAGTGTAGACTATTAATTTCTTCTATAAAACATATTAAACCTGATATTGCTGCGCTATTAAAAAACTTAAATACAACTTGATTACTTTGAAAACCTTGACTTTCTACGTTAAGCCAGAAATTAAAACTAAATCTATTTCCTGGCATAAGCTGTCCTATTTTATCATCATCTTTTCTTTCTAGAAAGCTTCCTGTTTGATTTTTAATCATAACTTTTTCGTTACCAGAAAACTTTACGTAGCCTTTATATTTAGGAAACTCATTTTTATAAATATAGTTTGTATATCCTTCTAAGGAGTTAATAAAATTATTATACTCTATTTCGTCTTTATCATAAGGAAAGTTTAAAATTTTATTTAAAACAAAATTAACTTTGTTAACTGCGCTATCAAAAAATACGTGATTTTTAAATTTACTATAATCAATTGATTCAATTTGTTGAGTTGCATAAAAAGAATTATAGTTGTTGCTAGTTAGTAATTTAAGTGCGTTAGACTTTTCTAGTAAACTTGGATCAATTGCATGTATACTATTTCTAATGTCTGAAAGTGTTTGACTTTCTTCTAGCGAATTATTGACTAGCTGTAAATTACTTTTAACAATATCTAAATTATACATTATTGTATCCTAAAAACAGTTTTATTATATAATACAACTGCGTTTTGTGTTATTTCATCAAAAATTTTAAAATTAAATCTAACATTAAAATTCTTATATTGTTCAGGAAAGCATAAGTTGAAAACGTATTTTTCACCATCATAAAAAGCTGACGTGTTTCCTTGAAAGTCTAAAATTATTTTTCCTGTATCGTTATTAACGACTTGATATTGAATGTCACCAATATTTTCGCTGGGTAAATCAAAAGGTAGTTTGACAGGATCATGACTCGCTCTAGTATCTATAAAATAAACGCTACACTCAGTAATGCAGCCGTTTGCGACTAAATCAAAGTTTTCAACCTTAATCTTTGATAAAAGATTTTTAAATGTATTGTCTCTAATGTGTTCTGAAGAGTGAAAAACTGCTTCTTCTTCTAAGATAACGTTTACTTCTTGATTTTCAATTGAATACCAGACTAAGAAGCATTCAAGCATGTTGTCAACAATATAATCTTTTAAGGTTTTACCTGAATCTAGAGCAGCATTACTAAACTTAGAAAGTTGTGTGTTAGTTATATTTGCAATTTTTATTCCTTCAATTATGTTACCTTTATAGTTTGTCACATCTAACGTTGATATATTGTTAACAAATGTATCAACTCTATCTTTTGAAATTATCTTGAGTCTTATTTCTGTCGGATTATCAACATCATTATTAGGTAAAACAAACTGTTTTAATTTTCCACTTACAATATTATAGAGGTAAAAGCTTTCCGGGTTGTTTAAATATCTTTTAACGACAAAAGTCTTTTTAGGGATTTGTTTTTCATGATCAGGTATTTTTATTTGTAAAGTAGGTATTAATGTTTTATTAATAAGGTGTCTTGAACCTGCTCTTTTAACAAAATAGGATTTTTTATCAAACAAACTAGAATCTGAAAATTTAATTAAAAAGCCTTCATCATTAACATTTGTATTGTTAGTAATTGCATCTCTCAAAGCTGTCTTAATGTAATCAGTAACATTAAAACTTAAGTTTTCATCTCCGTTAGTTATATCTTGCGATATATTTGCAATTTGCGTAACGTCATCACCTTCTGATATAAATTCAGGTATTTGCCAAGAATCTGTATCACTTAAAGAAATAAAGTTAGACAATATACCTACATCAGAAAAATGTATTGTATCTTTTCCAGTACCTTCGTCAAAAACCTTATTTAGACTAGCAATATCTAGTGTATATCCTTTAGGCTTTGTATGACCTGTTGTAACATCTTGTAGAACAATTTCTGCAGTCAAGTCATTAAAAGAGCTATCTGCAAAAACAACGTTATCCATATATTTGTCTTTAAAACTTTGCAAATTAAACTTAATAATTACTGAACTAAAGTCTATTCTTGAAAATTTGCCGTACGTTACGTTTTCAACATCTTCTGTTATTTTTGATGTCATGTTATTCGGCAGTCTTATTAAGGTATCACCTTGTTCACCAGATTTTACCTGTTTTAAAACTAATTGATTATTTGAATTATTGTATGCATTAATATTTAAAGATAAACTGTTTTCAAATGTGTTAACAGAAGACACTATGTTTTTAAATAGCTCTGCGTAGTCTGATTGTATTTTACCGCTAGTACCAATAATAACAGCATTTTCAATAATTGCAGTTCCATTACCAGCACCAGGACCGGTCGCAATAAATTTTGTTCCAACATCATTATTTGCAGAACCAATATCAGTAAACACTGTATTTCCTGTTGCTGTTATTTTATATTCTTGCCCTACAGCAAAGTTTCCAGCTAAAATATCTTTAGTGTCTTGTGCAGTGCCAAACTGTAATCCATTAATACCGTCTGAGTTTGATGTTATGTTTTCGTCTATAAAAAACAAAACTTTTGAGCTATTTGTATCTTCTAAAATAAAAATTGATGAGTCTTCTAAAACTCCTTCAAATTCAAAAAGAGCCCAAGAATAAGAATTTTTATTTTCATTGTGTAATTTAAACAAGTCTAGAGTTGCTGCATGACCAACATTTGCTAAACTGGCATTGTAAAAATTACCTTTAATATTAGACACATAAGTATCTTTTTGTGCTGGAACTGTTATAATCATGATAACCCTTAGTTTGCTGTTATTTTAATATCAATTGCTGAATATTTTAATTCAAATATTCCTCCTCTAGAAGGATAAACAAAGCCGTTTATAAAGTTGATCATAGGATCAATGCTGTTTGAAGAATAAGACCTGATAATGTCATTATTAAAGTCATAAAATTGATCTCTATCAGTTTTACTTTTAACAATTCTATTGCTATCAGTTAATATAGTTAAGACACCTACAGTTGAACTAACAGACTTTATAATTCTATTTACATCTATAGGTTCACCAATTTGCATTAAGCTAAAATTCATTTCATTTGCAATATTTCTTTGTATATCAAATAAAACACTTTCTATATTATAGCCACTAGCAACTTTTACTTGTAAGTCTATTCCGAAATTAAAAATTGGAACATCTAGTATGTTATAGTTGTCGCTTATAAGCCTGAATTCATTTATATAATTTGATAAATTTATCTTTATAGCATCAGATGCATTTACATAAAATCCTTCACTGTCTTTGCAAATAACAAAAAGATCTTTAGATAAAGAAGAATAAGGATTGTCTAAAGCAACTGCTTTTTCAATTTTACCAAAGTTACTTGGCATTGTTAATATTCTTGCAATTAAGTCTTCGTATGTAATAATTCTGCCTTGCGCATGAATAGCAGCGGGTATTTGTGTTTTTAAATCGTTAATACTCGGAGCTTCTGCACCACCAACTGCTTTTTCTTCGTTTGTTACTGACAATGATAAAAGTATTTCTTCTCTTACTTGAGTTGATATTACATTTTTACTATTTTTAAAGATAAGAACTGGATCGTCAATAAACGTATTGAGAGTTTTTCTAGGAATGTTATGTGAAATTCCTCCACCTGCTTTGTATGTAATAAGCAAAGTTTTACCTTTTGGCGAAACACCTAAACTATTATTTTCTAATATTAAATTAGGATTTACATCTGTTCTACCGACTATGCTTTTATTTTTCAAAGGTAGTATTAAGTCGCTAGTGTTTGTAAAAACATTATTTTTAATGACTTTTCCACTTCCATTACCAAATCTAAGTGTAGTTCTTTTAGCTTTATACTCTTTTTCAATAACGTATCGATAAGGGGCATTTCTAATGTACATGTATTGATTATTATCAATTTCATTTTTAATTGCCTTAAACAAAGTGTTTTGTGACAAATATTCTACTTCGTAGTATTCGTTTAAATCTTCATCCACAACAGATAAAATGTCTGTAACATCAGGCTCTGCTAGCTCATAAGACAAAAAATAAGTTTTTTTATCATCATCAGGAAAACTAACACTTTCTGTAATTACTGAGCCTGATGTACAATTTGCTTTTTTTGTTATAATTAATGAAAAAGGACTTCCATCTTCATTAACTGAGCCTATTTTTTGTGTAAAATCGACTGAAAAATCTACATCTTCGTCTAATGTAAATTCAACTCCATTATCTGCTATAATTCTTGTCCCGCTAGGTAAAACAGGTAAATGCTCTAAATTAGGTTTTGGATCTTTTTGTGTTGAAGTATTACTTTTTTCAACTTCAATTGTAAACGTTGCTGTTAACGATGAAGGATAAGCTGTGTTGTTTTTAATATTTGCTCTTCTAAGATGTTTAGTAATATTGTCTATATCAACTGCAGTAGTATAGTCTAATTCACTAAACTGTTGCTCTGCATAAAAAACAAGAGAGTCACCAACAATTGAAGCAAAATCTAAAAACATACCACCTAGAGACGTTTCTGAAAAATCTAGAATATTTTCGCTGTAAAACTCTTTAGCATAGTTTAAAAGATCTTGCCTAAAGTCTAAGTAATTTTTATTAACAAATTGACTTTTTTGATTGTTTTCTAAATATTTTTGAATATTATTTGATGTTGTCATAAACTTACCTAGATGTTCTAATAAATAATTCTAATGATTGCGATTGCGGTGATATCTCTGCAGGTATCTGGTACTCCACAACGATTTTATATATTATTTCTAAATCGTTGTTTTTCTTTATTGTAGCATTGAAAGTTTTTGTGTTTTCTAAAGAACTGTAAAAGTTTTCTGCTTTTTTATCTCTTAAGTTTTCTAAACTACTAGTTGAAATAGCTTCACCATCTCTTATACTTTGCTCAAGCTCTTCGTCTTTAAGCTCACTTCCATAAAAGTTTTTTAAATCAATTGCAGGCATGTATTTTGAAACTGCTGTTGATATTTCTTCCATTACAAAGTCTACTAAAGTATTTTCATCAAGTCCTGCTGAATATGCTCTATGTATATTTGTCCCAAAATCATAAAAACCAACTCTCTCACCTTTTCTAGTTAAAATTAAGTTTTTTAAATTATCAGCTATTTGGTCTTCAATTTTGTAATGCATTTTAAATAAAGTGTCACCAGATCTTTCACCTAACGCTAAAGGAGTCTTTATTCCAATAGGAAAAGAGTCTACAGTTGCACTTATAAAATTATCGCGTAAACGACTCTCTTCTTGCTGTGTCACACCATCAGGTATACTCATGTTTAAAATCCTGTTTAATTATTATATAAGTATTAACTAAGTCGTTTTTGCAAATTTAGAAAGTATATTTATAAGCCTGCCATTTATATTATTGTAATCCTTTTCTAAATCTGTGCTTCCAGAAGATTCATAAGCAATATAAACTGATGGGTCTGTTGGAACCAAGCTTGGTGCTACACCATTACCGATTGGAGATCCTGGCGGAATAGGCCCGTTAGGTCCTATTAATGGAACTGTAGATACTATCTGTAGAGAATTATTGTGTGTATGTGTTTTAAGTGCAGCAGATATTTTTTTTAACTCTTTAACAAATTCAATATTTGTAGCAAGTATTTCTTCAAGAAGACCTTTTAAAGTTTGCCCTAGCACAAGTGACTCTGAGTAATTTTTATCATATCCTAACACAACACCAGAACCTTGTCCTCTCATAGAATCAATTATTTTATTATCATACTCAGCAAAGTTATCAATATCGTCACTTTCTGGTGCATGTTTAATGTACTCAGATAAAAAGTTTCCTACTTTAATTAAACTTCCTGACATATCAATACAACCGTTGCTTTCCATGTTTATATGCGAATAGTCTAATATATTGTTTGACTCTTTGATTAACCTAATGCTACCTTCTGGAAGATCTACTTTTTCTTCTGTCTCTAATTTTTTTCTTGCTATAAGTCTTATGTTGTTTGTTTTAGCAAGTATTGTTGGTACGCTAGTAAGCTTACCTTTTTGATTTAGCGTTTGTACTTCATAAGGATACTCTATCAAAAGACCATTAAATAAATTTTCATATGAGTTATGAAAGTCTTCTATTAAGTCGACATTGTAATATTTTTTATTGTCAACTTCTAAAGACTCGTTTACTAATAAAATAGAAGCATCTTTATCAAAACTTGTTAAGCTTTCTTTGTTTTCAAATGTTTTTGGATTAAAATTTAAATAAAAGTCCGGTCTTTTAAGAAGCTCTTCTTTTTCTAGTGCGTTGTCTATTATTTTATAATTTTTATCATCAATTATAAATTGTTCTTCTTTACCTGTATTTGTAATATTTCTAAAAAGTACAGTAGGCATAGGTTTTTCTTGACTGTTTTCAAACTTAAAGTCTTGTAATGCCAACCTGCCTGCTACAATACTTATTGAGCCTTCCGGTGACTTATTGTGTGATGACTCATCATTTGTTCTAGAAAAATTAATAAGAGTGTTATAAGATCCTTGTAGAGTTAAATCATCAGTTTTTGAAAAATACCTGGGCGTCGCTTTAGGTACAAAAGACTTTTTAGTTATACCTTCTTCATATAGCTTTTTTGTTGTTATACTTTTTTGTGCTTCTTTTAAGTTAAACTCCATAAACTTTTGATCTTCAAAATTAGGAAGATTAACATTAGATGCTAAGGGGCTATCTTCTGGTATAGGCTTGTTTAATACAGTTGCATCTCTTTCTTTGTATGTATAGTTTAAGTCTTCGCTTACAAGAGTACCGTGAATTCTAGAAAGCCAGTAGTGTCTTATCATTATTAAAGGTCTTGTCTTAACAGCAATTTCATCAACTTTTGTATCATCAAAAAAATACCATATATACTCACCTTGCTTTACAGGTAAAGATATGTTTGAAGACAAAACTGGTAAGCATAAAATTTTATCTTCGCCTATATCTAGACTTTGTGCAACAATGGTTCCAGCTGGCAAAAACGAAGCAAATCGTAGTAAGCTATTGTCATCTTTAGGAATATTTTTAATTTGCGATTCGCTTAATATATTTTTTAAGGCTTGTATTTTTTCCGAAGAAAATTCACTATGATAGTAAATTGCTTTTGCTTTTTTTAACATTTTTAAACCTAACTTGTAATCTTACTGAATATGTCATCTTCACTAATGTTTTCAGACTTTTCTTCTTCTTTGGCGATAAGCTCTGCCAATTTTAAAATTTGATCATTTGATTTACTCATTCTTTCCATATATTTTGACATTACACTACCAATATTCATATGCTCATTTACGCCACCTTGCATAGAAACATATGCATCATTAAAAAGCATTTTAGCTTTCTCTCGATCTTCAAGCGCATTTTCGTATATTTCTTTCCAAAGCATTTTTTTCTTGTTTTCAAGAGTATCAATGCTATCCAAAATATCAGCAAAGTTTTTAATCTGGTCTTCTTTGCTTTCGTTTTTTTCTAGTTTACCTAATAATTTGTCTACGTCATTCATAAATCACTCAAAATCAAATAAATTAAATTGTTTTTCAAATCCTACGTTTTTCTTGTATATTTTTCGTATACTAGACAAAGAAGATGAAAGTTCAGTACTGTTTAGACCTGATATTTCTCTTAAATATACAAATACAGCTCTCTTGTTGAAAAATTCTATATCTTCAATATCACTAAATATTTTTTTTATTGCATAACAGCATTTTATATCATTTTCATCAGTTACACTATCGCTCAAAAAGTCAATAACCTCTAATATTTTGTTATACTTATCCAAACTTTTTTGAAGAACAACGTCACCGTCAACATATTCTTTATCATATACATATTTTTTGTCTGCATTGCTTAAAGAAAGCTCATCATCTAAATAAACATTTCTATTGCTATTTTTAAGCATTCTTCTTGACTGAATTGTTAAATAGTTTTTTGCTACAACATTAAAATAAGAAAATGCTTTTTTGCCTTTTTCTGGCTTCCATTTATAGATTGTTTCAAACAAAAAAGATACACAGTCTGACTTTAAGTGATCAATATCTTCGTTTGTTGCTTTAAATTTATACACTGATATGAGACTTTGAACAAGATCTCTAAAAGCTGGCAATATGTGCTCGTCAAATATTTTATTTTTTGTAGTTACACATTCAGTCTTTTGAAACAATTCAATTTTATCTTGTACCTCTTGTGTAAAATAATAATTTTTTCTTTTCTTCTTTTTAGCTTTTTCAGTCTTTTTGTTAGTCTCTGTCATCTGTTGTTACATCGTCCTCTACGTTATTGTTTGTTAACTCGTTGGCGACATATAACAAAGAGTTTCTTGTATCTTCTAACTCTCTTAAAACCGATTTTATTTCAGGACTATCGAAAAAAATAGGTATTTCTAAGATTCTAGAAATATTTGAATACTTTTGATCAATAACATCTAAAGACTCTTCTATGGTTTCTTGCATTTTAATAATTATTAAAGCAAACTTAATGCAATAAAATACTGACACTGACAATAGAAATATTAAAAATATAATTATATAGATGTAAAAGTCGCTCATTCTAAACACTTTTTATAAATTTTAAAAATTGAATTTTTGTTAAAATTACTAACAATATTTAATTTTAACTTTTTAGCTATAATACTATATTTATCCTTATTGTTAAAGAAATTTAACACAGCAAGGTGTAAGCTTCTTGCTTTATAGTTTGCCCAAAGCGAGCCTTTTACAAAAACGTCGTTAATTCTTGATGCTGGTATTTCTTCGAGATTGTAGTCAACTTTAATGAAACTATCACCTAGAAATTCTGTATAAGCTGAGTAGTTTGTTGCGATAATAGGACAACCACAAGCTGCTGCTTCAAGAAGTGTTAATCCAAATCCTTCACCTCTACTTAAACATAAAAGTGCAGAAGTCTTGGTTGTATATAATGTTTTAAGTTCTTTTGGCGAAAGATTACCGTGAATTATGTACACTTTTGGCGCTGAATTTCCTAATTCTTTTCTTATATTGTCTAAAACAGGCTTTAGTATTTCTTTAATATTTTTAAAATCTTTCTGTGTATTATTACCAGAATTAATTTTAAGAATTAAACTTGAGTCTTCTATTGTACTTAATATTCTAGTTGTTGCTTCAATTGCATTTAACGTATTTTTTCTATCATTTTCGCTGTTAAGAGAAGTTAATTGTCCTATGATTAGTAAATTGTTTGTTGTTGTTATTTTATCTAACAAGTCTATTTTTACACATGAATCTTCTAAAAACTCTTCATAGAAATACTCAGGAACAACTTTAATTTTATTTAAAATATCATGACAATTACTAAAAGTTTTAACTATTGTGTTTTTTGCAAAAAAAGATGGTACAATAACAGAATTTACTCTTTTAATATTTTCGAGCCAAGAATTTGGTGCAACACTAGTTTCAATACCTGCAGTTATACCAATATTTTTTTTACCTATTAATATCCACTCATTAGGAAAACCTACAGAGTAACACTTTTCATATTGTAAATTATATAAAGTACTTTCTGAGACATGACAATCGATTATTTTATCAAAAAGTCCAGAAGTAAACTTATTTGATAAATGCCAAGAGCTATTACCCCACTCTGTAACATGACAATATAGTTTTTCATTATCTTTAATGTTTTCATGTAAATAAGAAAAAACTTGTCTACAGTGCACACCATACCCAGAGTTACTTAAAAGTGGTCCAGATATTACAATGTTTTTCATATTTCTTCCAGTCTAATTCTATTTGAATTAATTTTCCATTTGTTAATTGTATTTTGCAGCGAGTTATCCCAATCTAAAATCATTTTTTCCATTTTAAACTCGCTTAAAGCATATTCTTGGCCAATTAAACCTAATTTTAGCTTTTCTTCTTTAGGTTTTTTGTAAAATTTAAAAATAGCATCTGCAATATCATCTACCAAAGCATAGTCTTCGTTCAAGTAAGGTGTATCTTGTATTCCTGATATTGTTGTCATTTTAGGTCTAATTGCTATACCATGTTCTTGAGAAGTCTTAACATTAATAACTTGATTAGTTAATCCTCCTGTCATGTTAGCAATAATAGGTGTTGCTGTATATAAAGACTCAAGAGTTGAAAGACCAAAACCTTCAGCAAAACTTATGTTTAACGTAAAGTCTGAAATATTATATAGCGTATTAAGTTCATTATCGCTTAAAATCCCTGCAGAAAATCTCACATTTTCTTCTATTTCAAGAAGTTTTACGATTTCTATAAGATCTGTACCTGCTGGGTCTTTAGGATCAGTATGCATAATAAGCAAAGACTTTTTGTGGCCAAATTCTTTTTCTTGTTTTTCTAAAAAAAGAGCCCATGATTTAAGTACATCAGCTGGTCTTTTTCTTCTTATGTTTCTATTTACCCAGGTTCCAATAAACCAGTCTTCTTTATCTTGTAATATTAACTTTTTTAAGTCATTTATTTTATTTTCGTCAAACTTATAATATAAGTCTTTATCTAATGCATGAGGAATATATTTAGATTTTGTCTGTGTAACTTCTTTACATAGTTGGTATGTTAACATAGAAATACAATTAATTGCATCAACAGAATCATACATGAACTTATTGTAATAAGGTGCTGGATTATTGTCCCAAACATGCCACCATAATATAGGACAGACTTCATGGATTTCATCTTCCATCTCAAAAACATGGTGGAAAAATCTTGCATCTGTAAAAATTAAAAGTGCATCAGGTTTTTCTGATGCAAGTAGTGATCTTATTGTATCTTTGTCACCAAAGTCATTACTTGGTAATATTAAAAAGTCATCGTTTACTTTTTGAGGTGTCATATCATCATGATACATTGCAGCACCAATCTGTATAAACTTGTAATTACCTGTACTAATAAGTCCTTCTATCAAGTATTTACTTTGTATTGCTACACCGCTTGTTGTTAGCGCGTGATCTGAAATTATTAAAATTTTTGTCTTTTTCATGTTTTACTTACAATGTATAGTGTTTTTAAACTCACAAAACATACACGAGTTTTTGTTTTTTAAATAAAATTGTTTTTCAACTGTCTTAATCATACTTCTAACCATTTTTCTAGACTTTTCTAGATTTTTTGGTCCTGCAGAAACTTTTATTAGTTGGCAAGATTTACCTACAGTTTTGACTTTTTTCAGCAAAACAAAGCCGCATTGTATATCTTTCATTGGGATGTTGTGCTTTGTTCCCCAGAAATGTTTATAAAGTATAACTTGAGCTTGCGTGTTAAAGTCTCTTTGTTTATCTAAAGACCAACCTCTTCCACTAGATGTTTTCCAATCAAGTACCCAGTATTTATATTTGTCTTTATTTGGTACTTTTATAATGCAGTCAATATATCCTTTAAATTTTGTTGGAATGTTTTCCATGTTTTCATAAATTGCTTCTTCTGCAGAAACAACTTGCCAGCCAGGAAATGTTTCATCTAAAAATTGTGGCACTGACTTTATACTAGTTTCTGCCCATTGCATCCAATCTTTAAGCTTGTTATGCTTATATTTCCATCCTTGCAATTCAGCTCTTTGTGTTTGCAACTGTATGAAATCTTCTGCATCAAAACCATGTTCGTCCCATGCAGATTTAATTTTACTTTGTGCTTCTTTTATTTTAAGCTCTTTTGTCTTAAGATAATGTTCACATGCATCATGGATTATTGTTCCGTAATGCAAATGAGGACTTTCTTCAAATGTAGATAACTTGTCAATGTATAGTAATTTATGTCGCCAAGGACACTCTTTCCATTGACGAACTTCAGAATAGGAGACATGCTCCTTTAAAATAGTCATAACAGACCTCACTTTCAACAATATTATAATAAAAGTGAGGTCAATTTATAAAACTATTTTTACCATCCGCCTGCTATAGCAACTCTTTTCCAGGTGTTAACAGCTGTACAAATATAAATGTAGTTAGCATCATAAGCAATGTCGCCCGGAGTACCAGCTGAATTGTTTGCAGCTGGAGCGGAGTGTGTTGTTCTAAGCTTACCTGAAACTCTCTCGGCAAAAGTAGCTGAAAGATCGTCTTCTATTGTTAACGCAGTCGCATGACTATTAAGAGTGTCACCAGAGACACCAGCAGCATTTGCTGTCTGGAATACGATACTACCGCCAGCTCCAGTACCTTTACCTGCACCTGCCTTAAATGTAAGAGAACCACCTGCGATATCATCTCCTGTTCCATCATTGTTAGAATCACCTGCAGTAGTATCTCCAGCTGAAATGGTAAGAGATCTACCTGCTACAGTTTCACCAGTTGCAACAATTTTTAAGGTAGCATTTCCACTATTACCAAAGTTAATATCACTACCATTAACAGTTAAGTCACCTGATGTATCTAAGTTTCTACATTCAATATCGCCATTTACACCTAGAGTTATTTTAGGCGTACCTCCAGAGTTTTGAAGAATAACATCAGTTCCTCTGAAAAATGTTTCGTCATTGTCTAAATCAAATTTAAGATGCTTTGTAGTAGTACCTAGTCTAGTAGATAAACCTTCAGCAATTATACTTTTTTCAATGCCAACGCCACCGTCTATAACCAGCGCAGCGGTATCTTTATCTGATGCATCTGTTGCACAGGATAATGTTACTACGCCTGTATTAGAAATAGCAATTGCATTGGGATCGCCAGCAGATCCAATGTTTCCAGCATTTGGGATAACAATATTACCGCCAGTTGTCATTAATCCACCACCACTATAAGTACCAGAAACATCAAGATTAGCATTGACATCGCATAAAATAGCATTAATTTCAATTTCAGAGTCAGCATTAAGATCTAAAATACCGTCAGCTGATTGGTGGATGAAGCACGCAGCATCACCAAACATCAACTTAGATGTACCGATGCCGCTAGCATCAGAAAGTAAAAGACCTTCTTCACCACCACCAGCTTCATTTACATGTGTC